AGTTTACTGTGTCGAGAGATGGCATATCATTTTCTTAACAATGGATTAAAGGTAGGTTGGATCGGCCTCGAAGAAAGCAGTAAGAGAAGTATGCAAGGCATACTATCTATCGCACTAAATAAACCATTACATTTAGAGCAGGATAATGTAAAAGAAAAAGAATTACGCCAGGCATTTGATTACTTATTTGCTGGTAATAGATTCTTACTCCTGGAACACTTTGGTTCATTAGATCCAGATAGGTTATTAGAACAGATAACGTACATGGCTACAGGAGAAAACTGTGACGTTATCTTTTTAGATCACATAAGTATTGTTGTATCAGGACTGACAGTAGGAGATGAAAGAAAACAAATAGATGTATGCGTGACTAAGTTAAGACAGGTGGTAGAAAAAACAGGCGTAGGTTTAGTTATGGTCAGTCACTTGCGTAGGACTGATGGTAAACCAGCTGAAGATGGAGGCGACATTAATTTAGCCAGCTTGAGAGGCAGCCAAAGCATAGCTCAGTTAAGCGACTTGGTAGTATGCGGTATTAGATCACAGACTGACGAAGAAAAGAACAACGAGTTACAACTTAAAGTGTTAAAGAACAGACACACAGGTTGCCTGGGCATGGCAGATAAACTTACATATACAGAAACAACAGGTCGCCTTATGGTTGCAGCCTCAGATTTTTTTGGAGAAAAATTATGACACTATTGATAGATGCTGATTGGCTAATCTATTCTTCTTGCTGCGCTTGCGAAGTAGATTTCCGTGCTGACGATGGCACACACTTGCTGCATAGTACAGAGAAAGATGTTATGGATCTTGTAGATATAAGAGTAGAAGGATACAAGAAACTAGCTGACGATGATAGTGGAGTCATCATGTGTTTTACTCAATACCCTACGTTTCGACATGGGATATACCAGGACTATAAAGCTAACCGCATAGGTCAAAGGCATCCACTTGCATTAAAAGATGTAAGGCAGATAACAAAAGAAACATATCGCTCTGTAGCATTTGAAGGATTGGAAGGCGATGACGTTATGGCATTGCTTGCTACTAATGGTCAGCATGAGAACCCTGTTATCGTTTCTCCTGACAAAGACATGAGAGGTGTACCTTGCACGCTACTAGCAAAGGATGACCTGGAGTTAATTACAAGAAAGAAAGCAGATAGATTCTGGATGCAACAGATATTGTCAGGAGATCATACAGATAACATCGAAGGTCTTGTAGGAGTTGGACCAAAAACGGCAGAGAAAATGCTAGAGGATGCAACTACAATAGAAGAGATGTGGGATAAGGTAGTTAAACACTATGAAAAGAAAAATAAAACCTATGCTGATGCTGTTATGACGGCACAGCTAACACGCATCTTACGAGATGGGGAGTACAATTACACTACAGGAGAGGTACAACTATGGCAGCCATTGACCCTACAATAGACGAAGGCTATCCAGCTATTGACGAAGCACTTATTATTAAATTAAAAGAGAAATTTCCAGAGCGATGCCCTAGCATTGATATGACTGATCGTGAAATTTGGCTATATTCTGGTCAGGTAAAGCTGGTAAATATACTCGAATCCGTTTATATTGAACAAAACAACCTTAGTAAGGAGTAATTAAGTTATGTGCGGAGGCGGAGGCGGAGGCAACAACCAAGAAGAAGCCGAAAGGAGACACCAAGAGCAGATGGAACTGCAAAGAGAACAAATGCGTATTCAACAGGAGCAGTTTGAAAGAAATCTACAGGCGCAAAGAGAAAGGTTTGAACAACAGCAAGCAGCTGCACAGGCAGCACCGCCTCCACCTCCAGAACCAATAGCAGAAGCAACTGCGAGTACAACAGAGGTAGCTGCTGCTACAGCAGAACCCGCACCCGCACCCGAACCAGTATATATAGATGACCCTACAATGCAAGGTGCTAACCCTACCGCAGGAGAAGGATCAGCAATGATGACAATACAAGCTCCTGGTTTACAGCCAGTAATCAAAGCTGGTAGAGGCAAAAAAGGTTATAAAACTTCTGGCAGACCACAAGCAGGAGGAACTGGTACGCTTTTAATTCCAAACACTAGCTCATGAAAATAAGACTTACTAATAATGTCGATGCACAGTCAGCCTTGTATGGTTCGTCAGGTGGTACAGCTGCACAACGCTACGAGCAGTTGCGTGTAGATAGAAACTCTCCATTACAACGTGCTAGAGATTGTAGTAAGGTAACTATTCCTGGACTAATAGAAGATGAAAACTATGGAGATGCTGGTAGGTTAGATACTCCATACCAATCAACAGGTGCAAGAGGTGTAGGTCACATGACATCAAAACTTGCTGTAACTCTTTTCCCTACAAACGAACATTTTTTTAAGTTAGAAATTGATAGCCTTGCAATCCTGGCTAGCGAACAAGACCCACAAATGATAACTGAGTTTGACTCTGCATTAGTCAAAGTAGAGCAAGCAGTTATGAGATTATTTGAAACATTAGGTGGGCGTGCTGCAATGCACGAAGCGTTAAAGCATTTACTTGTTGGTGGTAATGTATTGCTTTATGTAAGCGATGAAGGAATTAAAGTTATCCATTTAGATTCTTATGTACTTTGTCGTGACCCTATGGGTAACGTTACAGAGATAGTAGTTGAAGAAGAAATATTTGAGGATGCACTACCAGATGAATACTTGGAAGAAGAACAAGAAGAAGATTACGATGAGATGGAAAAGAAAATGGTCAAGATATATACCTGTATTAAATTTATGGATGATGAGTGTCATTGGTTTCAAGAAATAAAAGGTAAAGAAATACCAGGCACACATGGTAAATGTGCAGCAGATGTAGCTCCTTGGATCGCATTACGCCAAGATAGGGTGGACTCAGAAATGTACGGAAGGAGTTACGTTGAGCAGTACTATGGCGACTTGCTTGCATTAGAAAATTCATACAAAGCTATACTTGAAGCAAGCGCAAGCCTATCTAAAGTTTTGTTTTTATGCAATCCAAATGGTACAACAAGGCCACGCACACTTAGCCAGGCATCGAATGGAAGCATCGTACAAGGCAACGCTGCCGATGTCACGGTCTTACAGGCAGCTGGTAAATCACAAGATTTACAAATAGCTAATCAATTAATAGAACGTGTAGAGAATAGGTTAGCTTTTGCATTTATGCTTAACACTGCGATACAAAGACCAGGAGAAAGAGTAACAGCTGAAGAGATAAGATATATGGCACAGGAATTAGATGCCGGTATCTCTGGTTTATATTCTATACTTAGCCGAGAACTACAGCTACCACTTGTAAGACGGCTAATACATATACTACGAAGAAAGCGTAAGCTGCCTGACTTTCCAAAGAGCGAAACAACAGGAGAACCATTAATTAAAGAGAAGGCAGTTACAGGCATAGAAGCTATTGGCCGTGGCGATGATCGCAATAAACTTATAGAATTTATACAAACTGCTAACCAGGCACTAGGGCCAGAGGTTATGGCTAAGTTTTTAAATGTCGAAGAAGCACTACGCAGACTTGCAGCTAGTGGTTCTATTGATACAACTAACTTAGTTAAAACTCAGCAAGAGTTACAGCAGGAAGCAGCTGCGCAAGCAGAGGCACAACGTCAAGCACAACAACAGCAACTATTGGAGACAGGTATTAAATCACCTGCGATGGCACAAGCCGTTAAAAAGTTCCAAGAAGCTGACCCTAGTAATGCGCAACGTGCATTAGAAGCAATCTCTAACACAACAGGAGGAATAGATGCCAACCAACTCGCAGAAGCCGCCCAAGAAATCGGCTAAAAAGCGTGACGAAAATGGTCGTTACATTAAATCAGATGCACCTGTCGTAGAAGGTGTCAAAGAAATAGTTGTACAAGGTTCTGATTCTGTAGAACCTGATACAGCGCAACCTACAATTACTCGCAACCCTGATAAAAACGAAATCGTTATTAATTAAAACTATGCCAGAACCAGTAACTATTAGAGAAGAACCTACCACAGCTGTAGATCCTAACGCCACGGAGGAACAACAGATTGCCCAGGAGGATAATGTTGAAATCCAAGGGGAAGAGAAACTGTTAGCTGGTAAGTACAAGAGTCAAGAAGAGTTAGAGAAAGCGTATCTTGAACTACAAAGAAAACAAAGCCAACCTCCAGAACAAAGAGAAGAGGTAGCGGAATCACAGCCACAGACTGCGAAAGAAATCTATGGAGATTTTGTTGGAGGTAAACTGGAAGAGGCTGGTGTTGACTATGGCAACATGAATGAACGCTGGCAAAAGAATGGCAAACTAGAAGATGCTGACTATGAGCAGCTACAAGGTGCTGGTTTTTCTAGAGATATGGTTGAATCATATCTTGATGGCTTGCAGTACAGGGCTACAAAAGATAACCAACTATCTGTACAACAAGCTACTGATTTACAAAATGAGTATGGTGGTGCAGAACGCTACAGGCAAATGACTGAATGGGCTGCACAAAACTTTAATGAGGCAGAGCGTACAGCATACGATAAAGCTATGAAGTCGACTGATATTGACTATGTAAGACTTGCGGTTGATGGACTCCAGGCACGTTATATGGCAGCAACAGATCAAGAGCCAAGACTAATAGGTGGTAGGTCATCGAGAGGATCAAGCAATGATGTCTTTGAATCAAATGCACAGCTAGTAGAAGCTATGAATGATCCTCGTTACTCAAGAGATTCAGCATATAGAAAGAAGGTTGCAGATAAATTGGGTCGATCTAACATACTTTAGACG